CCTCCTAGTTTTCCGAACATAGTCTCTAGGCCGTCGACTATACGCGTCTATGTTCTAATTAATTGTATAGTAATAAAACTATATACTACATTTTAGTAGAGTGCAAGAGAGCCTACGATGTGAATTGAATTTATTCAACGATGTAGCTTTTTATTAAGTAGCTACAGAAACTTGTGGGGCAGCGTCTTCCACCTTATTTCGCAGATGCTCTTTTTTAGCTTCTGCAAGTTTTATATGGCTAATTACTTCTCTGACTTTTCGGTCAATCCTAACCATATCGAGAGTATATCTACCCTCTTTAAGATGCTCCTGCTCCCATTCTAGGTCCAGACCTTTTTTCTTCGTATAAAGGTCGTTCAGATGTGTTTGCATTTGCTCCATCTTCTATAACCTCCTCATAGGTTATTCTATTTATCTTGGGATCGTTCATTTCTCCAAGATACTCCCATTTTATATCATTTTCTCCAAGTTTGTCAATGATAGCGTTTTCTACTGCTTCTGGGGAATCTTCTGATTCTATAATAAAATCTGCGTGATATTTGTAAGCGTAAATCTGGACTCGTAGTTTTTTCATATTCTCACCTCTTTTAAATTAAAAAGGGGCCGTTTTGAGGCGGCCCCTAATTTTATTTGGTATTACGCACCTTCAACGCCATAGATACCTCTAGGGTCTGATACTCCAAATGAGTATCTTTCTCTAGCTTTGTATCTAACGTTTCCAGTATTGAAATCACCTTCCATTTTAGTTTGGATAGGTAGTCTTTCAAAATACTTCATACCATTAGGCACATCAGTGATAATGTAGAATGAATCAGTATCTGTTAGATAGTGATTTACTCTGTAACCTTCTGGGATCATTCCCATAGATCTTAGAGCATTGATATCATTATCAGCTGTTCCAACTCTACCTTGAGATTTCATTAATCTCTCAGCAGTAAATTGGTTCTCAGAAGGAACGATCATTTTCATTCCTCTTGCTGCGATTTTAAGACCTCTTTCATCTGTCATACCAGCAATGTCGATCATTGCTTGTTCTAACGATGTTTCGTTAAGGTCTGCCTGTGTAGTTAGTGTGTTTTGGAAAGAACCAGCGATTGTTGGGTGTGCTGTGTTGAACAAAGAAACACCATCACCTGAATCAAAGTTATCCGTAGTTGGTAAACCTTGGTTAAGTGGGTTAGCTGCTTTGATCTGTTTAGCATTTGCCATAGATCTCGCTAGTGCTTTTGTATATCTAGACGAAAGTCTATCATACAAGTTATCTTCCATTGCTTCTTCAGTTAAAGCAAATGCAAGAGCCACAGTTTCGTTAGTGTATCTTGCAGTGAATGTTTCCTGTGCATTGTCGTATGCAACTGCTGAACCTTCAGGTTTAACATATGCATTAGCAAAACCAGATAACATTACTTCTTCTTCAAAAGCTCTGTCAGATGTCTCAGTAACATATATCTCTGCATGTTCCTGATCATATCTTTTATACTCAAGGCCGAACAAGGCGTTTAAACCTGGCTCAAGCTCTTTTACGAGTTGTTGTCGTGATATAGCCATAATTTATTTCTCCTTATTACGCTGCCCCGGCAGTTCCAGATCCTAATAAGTGCTCGTTCACCATTACACGCCAGTTGACGTTTGCTGATGTTAGATCACTGTTTTCAGGGTCTCTTGAAACTCCGATGATTTTGAATTGCCCAGTAGTACCTAGAGTTGAATCCCCTAGTTCCATTGAGCTTACTCCGTTCAAAGTTGAACCACTTGTACCAGCTAAATCCGCACATTTGAAGATGTCTGTTTGAGCAGAAGCACCTGCATTGTCTGATTGGATTTCGTACATTTGTGATGGACTGTCATACACAAATGCCTCAACCGCGCCACTGTTAGGTGGAGTGATTGATCCTGGGTAGTAGTTTTTGAACGTAGGTTTTAATGTAGTTGGATCGTTATAGAATGTTCCCCAGAACGCTCCTAAGTTTAATACTAAACCAGCTGTTTGCAAGTCTACGTATCCTGTACCTGTAGCAGGCGAACCTACTAAAGCACCTTGGAATATTACACTCGCATCACCCGGACTGATATTATAAGAACTCATTCCAGTGGAATCATCTTGCTGACCAACTGTCTTTAACGGTCTAAGACCGAAAGCGGCATCTTGATTAGCCATATTATTTTCCTCCGTTAGCACCTGCCCTTACGGGCCTCCAGTGCGGTTAATTTGTTCCGTTGATAGTAAATGTTAAAAAACTTTTACTTACCACCGAAAGATTTGCTAGAGCGGCTATCATAACTGATAGGCATGCTCGGGTGCTGATCCTTCAGTAGATCGTTTTTGACTGCTTCGTCTCTTTCCATAGCTTTTTCACTATAGTATTTTTGACGTGCCTTCGCGACCTCGTTAGGTATTCTGGCCAGCAACAGACCTCCGACTCCGATCACTCCCTTGTGTTTGCCATCTTCAACTATTGGATAACCCGAATTCTTATACTCTGAAGCCATTACTAATTCATATCCTGATCTTAATTTACCAGAAATATTTTTAGTGTCGTCAAAGCCTAAACTCTCGGCTCTTATCCATCTGTGTCGAAAACCATCCGGCGCAGGTGGTGCATCTAAAGATGAGGGTGGTGTCCACTCGACAGGACGCTTAGTAGCTTCTCTTGTCTCGGACGCGCGTGAGTCTTTTTTTACTTCCTCTGTAACTTGTGTTTCAGTTTTAGATTTAGTCATGCTTATTACTCCTCTACGTTTACTTGTTTAGCATATTCTTCAAGTGGCACATTCAGTTTTTTAGCAATTGCTACTTGTGATGATGTGAGTCTCACAGTTTTGCGACCAGTGCCTCTTTTTACGTTTCGCGTAGCCGAAGCTACAGTTTGTGTAGGCTTAGTCGATTGTTCTGTATTATTACCAAACTTATGGGGAAATTCAAGCTTTATTCTTCTATCTAATTCTCCATAATAATCTTCCGATTGTGGGTCATAACCTTCCTCTTCTACCAATTTTCTGTGCAGATCAAATGCTGTATAAGTCATAGCATTATCTTTACCAAACCAGGCATTTTGTTCTGCCCATTCAGTAGCCCTTGGATCCGGCTTTGGTGTCTGAGAACGTTCTTGTTGAATATTTGGTTGTTGTTTATTTGATTCAATCTTCTTCTTTTCAGCTTCCTGACTAATTTTCATATCAGCCAATCTAGCTTCCTCGTAACCTAATTTAGCAATTTCTTTTTGTGCTTCAATTTCGGTTTCGATACTTCCATCTTCTCTAGCTTGCTTTAATTTAGATTTAGCAGCTTCAAGACTTGAAGTAATTCTACTCTCCATTTCAGATACATAACCTGTATCTAATTTAGATAATCTCTCTTTTAAAGACTTCTGTTCTCTTAAAACAGATTGAGCATATTTTGTGGCTTCGTCTCTTTGACGTTCAGACTCACGCATACGCTTTGTAAGTTTAGCGATTCTTTTTTTAACTCCTTCGCTATACTCATCTAATTCTGATTCTTGTTTCGGTGTTTCTTCTTTAGTTGTTTCTTCCTGTATAAGTTCTTTTGGAGATTCTTCTTTTTTCTCCTCTGTAACTTCTACTTCTCCTTCCGGTTTTTTTTCAGGAACAGCAACATCTTGTGCTCCTTCTTTAACCGTTTCTTCTGGTAAGGTAACCTCTGTATCAGGTCCATCTGATGGCAGATCAATTATCTTTTCTTCTTTGTCCGGCATAAGTTCTCCTATGTTTAATATTCATGCAAGATATCCTCTGGATTCTTGATTGTTGCTAAAACTTCATCGTCGTTTAGCAGACGAACTTCGCCACCTTCTATTTTTATTCTAGAGCCTGCGTAACGTGCAAACATTACCCAATCTCCAACTTTGCACCAAGGCCCATCCGGAAATCTTTTTTCATCTCCGTATGCATCTGGCCCCATTGCTAAGACATTTCCACACTGTGATGCTACTTGTTGTTTTTCTAAAGTAGACTCACCTAGGATTACTCCTCCCTTAGTTTTTTCTTTCATTTTGAAAGGTAAAACTAAAAGCCTCCAACCTGTAGGTTGAGGTAATTTTGTTGATTCGTTTGTAACTTTTTTGGTTTTCTTTACACCAATAAGATCATTGTTTGGTGTTAATATTGATGACTGTTCCTGTTTCATTATCTTCTGGCTCCTTATTTGTTAGCAGGGTAGAGATCTCCTGTAAAATTGTTTCGTATGCACGAAGTTGTCCTACCATATATTGATATTTTTCGTGATTGTCAACCTGTCCATTTAGGACATAGGTTTGCACAGACTTCTGTGTTTCTTCAATTTGTTTTTTTAATTTATAAATTAATTGTATTCCGTCCATTACTTAGGAGTTTTTACTGTGATTCCTCCGCTAGGATAATTAAACTTATTATTACCTAGAACTGGTTTATAACCAGGTACGTTTACTAATCCACCGTCTGCCATTTTTGTTCTAGGCACACAGTTAGGAACCATTTTTTTACCTTTCTTTTTCATTCCTTTTTGAACATATCCTTGCCAACACGCCATTATTTTTTCCCCTTAAATATTTGTGTTCCCTTTATACCATAAATGCTCGCCACGACAAGGATCCACAAATTTGTAAACCATGACGGGAGCGACTGGAAGTGTTCGAAAAAAATTTTTATTTTGTCCATCGCTTGGGCGTCGTCCGAAAAGACTCCATATGCAAGCACCAAGATGGGCAACGTGAGAATTACGAGAACGGCCTCGTCCTTGTAATCTGCTTGACGCGCTTCTAAAAGTTTTCCTTGGTAGGCTTCCTCACCACGAGCTTGTCGTTCAGCATGCAACAACTGTGCATCTGACATTGCAACTTTTGCTTTTTGTTTGTTAGCGTAAATTTTTGATCCGGCAGAAACTGCTAACTTAATAGCTTGAAACCACATATTAGTACCAAGTAGCTTTTACCGGTTTTTTGTCAGCTCTTAATCTTTTAGTTCCTCTGACATCTACTGTTTGTGATTCTTGTGGGTTAGTTGCTTCTATTTCAACTCCACCTGTAGCTGAACCATCTTTTGAAATTCCAGGTCCTACAGTTACTTTTGGTTCTTTAACGTAGCCAGATCCTTTTTCCCAATCTTGCATTATACTTTTCCTCCACCTCTAAAAGCTTTTCCTAATCCTCTTTGAGCCATTCCACCACCTCTTCTTAACTCTCTAACGATTCTTTTCTTTTCATCTTTTAGATTCTTTTTACCTTTTTTAGTATACGCTTTTTCAGAGTCTACTCTTCCAAGTTCCTCTAGTCTGTTCATTCTTCTAGTATTTGGCATAATTATTTATCCATTGTTCCGACAGAAGAGTAAGCTCTTTTACCCATAGCTTTCTCCATGCCTTTTGATTCATCTCTTCTAGCTTTGAAGCTTTGAGATTTAGTTGACTCTTTGCCATCTCTAGCACCTAGAGATTCGTCAAGTCTGTCATTGTAGCCTTGTCTCTTTTTTCCATTAGCACTACCACCGCTGCCGTATGGGAATCTTACAGAGTAAGGTCTATTTCCAAAATCATTTCTCATAGTTTTCTCCTATTACTGTGTTTTTACTCTAAATAAATTTGCAAGTCCACCACTATTTAACATCATTGATTCCTTTGTTTGAGGCATTTCTGCAGTATCTTGAATAATACCTTTTTCTACTAACAAAGCTCTTTGTGCTTGTTTCTCTTTAATTTTGTCCCATATATTGAATATATCTGTTTCGTCTCTGTCTTCAATAACTTGATTTGAAGCCATAAGTTCTTCAACAATTGTTTCTGGACCATCACTACCTGTATCATCATCTCTTGATCTAGGTTGAGTAAGATCTAATTTTTCTTGTGTTAATGTTTGATAGATAGTGTCTGTGTGAGGTGTGTATTTTGTAGCTCCAATTGTTTCTAGCATTTTTAAATCTGCATCAATTTCAGCAATTCTTTCTTTTTTCTTTTTTTCTTGATCATAAACAAATTTAGCAAAACCGAAAGGATTTGTTATAGACATAGCTCCTCTTAAAACATTAAATGTTCTTAATGATTTATTTCTAAAACTGTCATAATCTTTTTTTCTATTTATAATCTCGTTTTGAATTCTAACTTTATCTTTTGGTCCAATATAATCTGCTCCACCTTTTTCTTTTTCTTCGTCTTCTGATACAACAAAACCATAATCAGAACCTGTGTAGTCAGGGGCATTGTCTGGAGTAAGATTCATGTCAGACATCATTTGAGCTACATCATCTTCTTGGTCCGCTCCACCTCCAGTATAATTATTTCCACCTCCTCCAGTGTTTTGATTCCCACCATAATTACCACCAGATGATGCTCCACCTGCCGGACCTGCAAACCCACCACCAAAATCATCTGATGATGCATCTCTACCACCACCTTGAAATGGAACACGTCCACCTTTTTTCATAAACAAAGTTGTAATACCATCTTCACTAAGTAGTAAACTATTTAAAGGATCACCTTCTTTGTCTTCAGAGGCAAACAAGTCAATTCGTTTAACTTCATCATCGCCGTCTTCTTTTTCAGATTCTATTTGTAATTTTTCTTCGTCAGTAAATTGATCTGACGGTAGCTCGGCTGTTAAAGAAATTTCTTCGCCTTCAGTTTCATCAATACTTAATATACCATCGTTTAACATTTCCATTTTCTCAGTGCTTTGTTTATTCTAGAATCAGGATCGTTAGCTGTTTTCTTAGATGTTAATTTTTTCTTCATACCTTTCATACGCGCGCAGAAAGATTTTTTTCGTTTGCCACCTTCAGGTTGTGGACGTTTTAAATCAGAGCCAGGGTTTTCTTTCTCGTAAGACTTACGACCTTTTTCGTTAAGTCCACCAGATTCTGACTTCCCTTCTTTTCTTGTCCAAGCAGCACCGCCATTTCTAAACTGTTGTCTGACTGCGCCCATCCCTTTGGTGTATAACATTATGCAAAACTCCTATACGATTTAGTTTTCTGAGCAATTTTTTTAGGTTGTTTAACAAACTGTTTACCTTTTTTCTTGCCTTCTCTTTTTGCTTTTGTAGTTGCAGCATATTCTTGTGAAGACATATTTTCAATAGCTTTTTTTGGTAAATATCTTTCTCCTGTTTCTGAAGATTTTTTACCAGACTTTGTAGTCCATTTTTGATCACCCCAAGCTTTAAGAGATCTTTGTGATTTTGCTAGAGCCATTATGATTTATATCCTCCCCCAGCTTTCTTATAAGCTTTGGCAAGAGCCTGCGCTTTTCTCGCTGACCATTGTCCCGCTCCGGTCCCGTGTGATGCTTGTGATTTTATTCTTTGAAATATTTTTTTTCTCATTTCAGGTTTAGTATAGTTACCTGCTTTGTTGACTGAGCTTTTTTCTTTCGCCATATTAACTCCTTGGTCCTTTCAGTTTAGTAACGTCAAACATTTTTGTTGCATCGGTTTTTGCTTTTGCACGGTTTGACATTTTTTGTTTCTCAATAGATGTAGCTGCACGCAGTAATGCTAATTCTTCATTCTGTTGCATCTTCTCTTCTTGAATATCTCTGTTCATTAAGATTTTGCTCTTATCTAAATTGATACGAGCTTCATCTTCTTTCATTTTTCTCATATTGTCTTGAGCTTTTAGATCTAACTCTCTTGCTCTTAATTTAGCAATTGGGTCATTACCAAAGTCTCCACTAATTTTCTTCTCTTCAGCTAAGAAGTCACCCATCATTTCTGCAATAAGAGTTGCTTTTCTAGCTTCTATATCTATTTGTAGTCTATCCATTTCACCTTTAACTTCTGGTGATTGTGCCATTTGTGGATTCATTTGTGCTAGTTGTTGTAGCTCTTGTACTTTACGAATCTGTTCTTGCATTTCCATTTGCACCTGTTCGTCAGCCATCAAAGAAATATGTTCAAATATATTTTTTTCTAGTGACGCCATAATCTGTGGATTATTTTTAGCCATGTTCGTAGACATAAACGCAACGTGAGCTGCGATGTGTGCTTGGTGATCTTGTCCAGTAAACGCTTGGAAAGGTTTACCAGCTAATGCATCTATGTGTTCCAACGCCGGATTCTTTGGTGCCGGTGGTGGTGGAGGTGGTAATACTTGATCAATATTCTTCACTCCTAATGCTTCGTACATATCTCTGTACGCATTGTATAGATTATGCATTTGTGGGTTAGACTGAGCTAACTGTAATTCTGTTTGTGCAATTGCAACTCTTTGTGTTGATGAAAATATATTTGGATCAGCAACAGGAAGTATATCTACTTTTGCATCAAAGTCTGTTTGTTTAATTTCTTTTTGTCCACCTACTACATCGTACGGGTAAACGGGTGGTAGGTAAGTTGAGAATACATCTGACAACAAAGTAAATTCTGTTTTCATTGATGCATACAATCGTTTATGGATCGCTGACATGACCCTGGAGCCACGCTCTAAAAGGGCTACGGTCGTACCAACAGCGGCCTGCTGGTTCCCGTCCCCGACCTGCATGTCAGCAATGGACGCGAATCGTTGACCTGCACTTACACAAATTCCCATCAACTGTAATAAAGTTGCTGACGGTTCTTTGTATGGCAGATTCATAAAGGCATCTCTAAGAGAGCCACCAGGAGCGTCGACATCTCGCCACTCACCTGGTTGTAGAGATTGGGCATCATCTCTAACTCTGATACCCCTCTGTTTAAATCCTGATGGCAAGTTCGATAACGTACCTGCATCGATGAGTTGACGAAGTGCAGACGTTGCTGCTCTTGTTAGACCGCCAATCATATGGATTAATCCAAATCCGTAAAAACCTAGTCCAGGCAGAAATTTAAAATGGACGAAGTATTGGATTTTATTTTTTTTGGGATCATCTACTCTAAAGTTTCTTCGAATAGATAATATTTTTCGCGAACCATTGTCGATTGTTACAATGTATGGAATCTTAATTCCAGTCGGGACACCATCGGGTCCCCTATCTTCAAAGCCTTCGAGATCTAAATTAACATGACACTCAATCAACGTATAGATCGGGTTGTTCTTTTGTTGACCTGTTGATCTTGTTCCTTCTAGTTCTCGTTCTTTTTTCTTCAGCTCTGTTTCTTCTGCGTAAGGTGTGCCTAATTCTATATCTCTATAGAATCCTGCAACTTGTTGCTTACGTAAATCATTACCAGACATTTTGATGACATGACATATGGCTTCCGCATCCTCTAATGAGGTAGCAGAATACGGAACCACTAAGTCATCTGCAGTAACGAACTTTGATACAGCTCGTTCCATCAAATCGTCATAATAAACTTTTTTAAATGTAGAACCTGCAAGAGGTAAATAAAATAACATCTGATCAAACTCAGGTTCAAACTCTTTCATGACATCCATCAATTGATAGTTCATAAAATTTTTGACTCTTACTGCTTGATCTTGTTTTTCTCTTGAAGGGCTACCTAAAACTTGTGTTCTAACAGGACCTGCTGCAGGTAATAATTCTTTGTAAGCTTGTGCTTGGAATTGTGTAACTGCTTCTGCAAGGACTGGGTGTGTTGCACCAGACGCTCCTTGGAACGGTCTTGTTCTTTGTTCAAATTGAAAACCTAAAAGATCTAAACCTTGTGTGTAAGATCTTTCCCATTCTCTTCTAGATTCTCTGTAGTCTGTGTAGTTTGCATACAACTCAGAACCAAGAGGATCTAAAACAGAATCTGGTAATAAGTCAGCCAGATTAGCATAGTGATTGTCACCTTGTTCTGGCGACACGGCACTAGGATCAAAGTTTATATCTACTGATCCATCTTCGTTTTCTCTTATCTCTGTTTTATCAGGGGACGGCATTGACTCCTGTAGTTGTTCAACTACTTGAGCTATTTCATCCTTAGGTGGAATTTTTATTTCTTGTCTTACGTTAGGTAAGCCTTTGTCTATTTCTGCCATTTGTTTTCTCCAAAAGTATAGGTTTATCCTGTTTTTTATCTTTTATCAAGCCTCTAGGATCAGGACCCCTTAATGGAGGTATTGCATCCCATTTAACATTTTTCATGTTTTTGACTAAAGTTGGGTTTTTCATTTGTATCGGTTTCTTATATAATCATCTACTCCGGTGACTTTACCACCTTCTGCATAAAAACCTAACAATCTAAATAGTTCTTCAAAACCACTCAAACCCATTTGAGCAGCAACTAGTTCTGAATTATTAACGATTGCTTCTAAATCAGAACCTTTATAATATTTATCTTTTATATTCTTATATCCCCCTGCTAAATAACCACGTCCTAATTTCTGTCTTACAGGTCCACCTTCTCTAAAAGACTTACCTTTTGTTGCAACCAATTTAATTAAATATTTTGAAATGTTTTTAATGTCATTTGGTTCTAGTTTTTTAGCTAATTTAGAAATAGTTTTTTCAAAAGTTTTTCTTTCCTTAGTTGTCATGTCTTTAATTAATTTTGGTTCACCATCTACACCAGCAAAAGTATTAGCCCAGTTACCTGCTTTCTTTTTAAATTCTAAAGTATCTACATCAACTGTAAAATAACCTATTTGTCCTTTGTATTCTTTACCTAAAGTTTTAATTGCATTGTTAACATTTAATTTAGCTTTTGCATTTAATTCCATTAATTTCTTTTTGTATCCGTCTGGTTTATTTTTAACTAAAAATTCTTGTTCTTCTGCAATCTTTTGTCCAATTTGATTAAATCCTTCCAAAGCTCTATTAGCTTTAGCCATAATTAAGTTTGTCATTTTAGTATCTTGTGGAACACTTTCTATGATAGGATACACGTGGCCAAACTGTGGTCCTGTTTGTCCAGATCCAATAACAGATATTCTATTTCCTTGGCTAACTTTTATTTTTTTATCTCGTTCAATATTCGCTTGATTAGGTTCTTTAAAAGTTCTTTTACCTTGAAACTTAAAATTTAATCCAGGTCTTTCTGTTTCTTTACGTGTTAAAATTTTTACGTTGTTTAATTTACCTTCACCTCTAAAATCTTTTTTAGTCCAGTTATCAGGATAGCTATCAATTATAGCTTGTATCTCTTCATCAGTTCTAAGTATGTATTGATTTTTACCTAATGGATTTCTGTTAAAATCAAAATTTTTTAAAGGGTCATCTGCAAAAGGTAATCTTTTTTCAGCAAGTCCACCTAACTCAAAACGCTCTGCTAATGTCGGAGCTAGTCGTCTCTGCCACCAAGGTATGTAGGCCATTATTTCTTCCTAAAATGATTTGCGATACCACCTGCTTCAAAAGGAATTCCTTCTGTATCTAATCGCATTAGTATCTCTTTTAATTCATCAATAGTTTTGTTTTCAGTGTTTACGTTTTTGTTATATCGTTTAATTTCATTAACAAGATATGTTCGACTATTCATAGGTGTTGAACCTTTGATAATATTTTCTAGAGCCCCGATTGGACCATCGTCGTCCATCATCTTAGTGACTTCTTTGTCTATTCTCTTGTCTGTCATTTTAAGTGCCTTGTCGCTAGACACTGGCAACTCGTCATAATAAACTTGTTTACCAGTTTTAATATCATACACTCCACTTTTTGGTGGGAACTTAGCATTGACAATATCTTTTAAATTTAACTTAAACAATTCTATCTGGGAGTCAGTTGCATTCTTCATGGATCTCATGTGAATTTTTATTTGCTCCATTATGTTATCAGGAATCTTACCGGTTTTGTTTATATACTCTGTAAGTTTTGGATTTACTTTTGTGTTAAATAAACTTTGGCCCATTTTTACAATGTCACCACCCACACCAATTATATCTTTGGGTTTGATGTTGATTCTTGTCGCCAGTTTAAAAATTTCCATTACTGATTTCATAACTAGTAGTACTCCTTAGTTTCCTCA